CCCCACCAAGGAAGTATATGTCACAGAAGGACCCTTCGACAGTCATTTCATTGACAACGCTATTGCTATGTGTGGTAGCGATGTTAACCTTAGCAGTTACGATTATAGATTCGTATACACCTTCGACAACGAACCCAGATCGAGAGAGATTATCAATAAAATTGAGACAGAGATAAAGAAAGGAAATAAAGTTGTCATCTTTCCAAAACATATTATAGAAAAAGATTTAAACGACATGGTTCTGGCTGGACATGACGTGAAAAGTATGGTAGAATCCAACACCTACCAAGGATTAGAAGCAACTCTCAAATTTACACAGTGGAAAAAGGTATGAGTAACGGCATCAAAGTACAAAAAAGAAATGGTTCAATTGAACCCATTGACCTAGAGAAGATGCACAAGATGGTTGACGCCGCTTGTGAGGGTCTCTCAAACGTCTCTGCGAGTCAGGTAGAGATACAATCTGGTATTCAATTCTATGATGGAATTACTACAGATGAAATTCAAAAAATTCTTGTAAGATCTGCTTCAGATCTTATTGATTTAGAGCATCCTAACTATCAATATGTTGCTGCTCGTCTATTATTATTTGGTCTTCGTAAACAATTAATTGGTGGACGTTGGGATCACCCTACTCTATTACATCAAATTATAAAATGTGTAGAGTTAGGAGTTTATGATTCTGAAGTTTTAACTAATTATACTGAAGAAGAACTTATTCTTATTGGAGAATGGGTTGATCATGATAGAGATTTCTTGTTTACTTACGCTGGTCTACGTCAGGTAGTAGATAAGTATCTTGTCCAAGATCGTAGTACATATGAGGTGTATGAAACACCACAATTTATGTACATGATGATTGCAATTACTATTTTTGCTAAGTATAATAAGCAAGAACGTTTATCTTATATTAGGAAATATTACAATGCCATCAGCAAACACAAAATCAACATCCCCACACCTATCATGGCAGGAGTACGAACTCCGCTTCGACAGTTTGCTAGCTGTGTTCTTGTTGATGTTGATGACACCCTCGATAGTATCTTTTCTAGTGACATGGCGATTGGCTACTATGTTGCTCAACGTGCAGGAATCGGTATCAACGCAGGCAGAATCCGTGGAATCAACAGTAAAATCAGAGGTGGAGAAGTTCAACATACAGGTGTTGTCCCTTTCCTTAAAAAGTTTGAATCGACTGTCCGATGCTGTACACAGAACGGCATTAGGGGTGGAAGCGCGACTGTACACTTCCCAATCTGGCACTCAGAAATAGAAGATATTCTTGTTCTTAAAAATAACAAAGGAACGGAGGACAATCGTGTTAGAAAACTCGACTACAGTATCCAAATCTCTAAAATCTTCTATGAAAGATTCATCAACAATGGAGACATCACATTATTCTCACCTCACGATGTCCCAGGTCTGTATGATGCTTATGGCACTGACGACTTTGATGATCTCTATAACCATTATGAATTGGATAGAAGCATTCCAAAGAGGACTATCCCTGCTCAAGAACTGGTTCTCACGCTCTTAAAAGAAAGAGCAGAGACAGGTCGTGTTTATATCATGAACATTGATCATTGTAATTCTCACTCTTCTTTCAAGGATAAGGTTAACATGAGTAACCTCTGTCAAGAGATTACTTTACCTACGGATCCTATCAATCATATTGATGATGATGCTGGTGAGATTGCTCTGTGTATTTTGTCTGCTATCAATGTAGGAAAATTGAAATCACGTGATGACATGGAAGAACTTTGTGATCTTGCTGTTCGTGGTTTGGAGGAATTGATTGACTATCAGGGATATCCTGTAGCAGCGGCAGAACGTGCTACAAGAGCACGTAGATCACTTGGGGTAGGTTTTATTGGTCTTGCTCATTATTTGGCAAAGCATGGTCATAAGTACAGTGATCCAGGTGCTTTAAAATTGGTTCATGATTTGACTGAATCATTCCAGTACTATCTTCTCAAAGCATCTAATCAAATTGCTAAAGAGAAGGGTGCATGTGCTGCATTTGATAGGACTAAGTATTCTGATGGAGTTTTTCCTATTGATACATATAAAAAAGATGTTGACGAATTAGTTTTACCGGAGTACAATCATGATTGGGACGCTCTTAGGACATCTATCGCCACCCACGGACTTAGGCACTCAACACTGTCTGCTCAGATGCCATCAGAAAGCAGTTCCGTTGTGTCAAACGCAACAAATGGAATCGAGCCACCTAGAGGGTATTTGTCCATTAAAAAATCAAAGAAAGGACCGCTCAAGCAAGTTGTTCCTCAATACGGTTCTCTCAAAAATAACTACACTCTTCTATGGGATATGAAGAGTAATGAGGGATACATTAAAATTTTAGCAGTGATGCAAAAGTTTTTTGACCAGGCAATTTCTGGCAATTGGAGTTACAATCCAGAAAACTATCCTGATAATGAAGTTCCAGTATCAGTTATGGCACAGGATCTTTTGACTACATACAAATACGGTTGGAAGACATCGTATTATCAAAATACATACGATCAGAAGGGGGAGGATCCATCGGCAGACGGGAACGAAACCTTGGAAGAAATGTTAGCATCAATAGAAAACATCGAGGAGGACGACTGTGAATCTTGTAAAATCTGAAGAAAGAAAAGTAAAGGGGATGACCGTGTTCAACACTGAAAAAGTAAATACTAAAAAGCAACCAATGTTTTTTGGACAACCATTAGGCATTCAAAGATATGATTCTTATAAGTATCCTGTCTTTGACAAGTTGACTCAGCAACAACTTAGTTATTTTTGGAGACCTGAAGAGGTATCACTCCAGAAAGATCGTTCAGATTATCAGACATTACGTCCTGAACAGAAGCATATCTTTACTTCTAATTTGAAGTATCAAATTATGCTTGATTCTGTCCAGGGTCGTGGTCCTGGTATGGCATTTATTCCATACTGTTCTCTTCCTGAACTAGAGGCATGTATGGAAGTATGGGGATTCATGGAAATGATTCATTCCCGTTCATACACTTACGTCATTAAAAACATTTATCCAGATCCTGCTGAGGTATTTGATACTATTCTTGATGATGAAAAGATTATCTCCAGAGCATCTTCTGTTACAGAATCATACGATGATTTTATTAATCATGCACATCAGTATGATAGTAGTATGCTTTGGGAACTTGCTACTGAGGGTCATTACGCTGGAACCTATGACCGAACTGAGTTAAAGCGTAAACTCTATAGAGCAATTGCAAATGTTAACATCCTTGAAGGTATCCGATTCTATGTCTCGTTCGCTTGTTCGTTTGCTTTTGGTGAACTCAAACTTATGGAGGGATCCGCTAAGATTATCTCTCTCATCGCCAGAGATGAAAACCAGCATCTTGTCCTTACTCAAAACATCCTCAACAAATGGAAAGAAGGAGATGATCCTGAGTTCAAAGAGATCGCTAGAGAGGAGGAACCTTATGTGAGAGATATGTTTAAGCGATGTGTCGATGAAGAAAAGGCATGGGCAAAGTATCTGTTTAAAGATGGTTCTATGATTGGTCTTAATGATAAACTTCTGCATAATTATGTCGAGTGGATTGCTAATCGTCGTATGAAAGCGATTGGTTTACGACCTGAATATGATATTCCTGCTAAAAATAATCCACTTCCATGGACAGAGCACTGGATTTCATCTAAAGGACTTCAAGTAGCACCACAAGAAACCGAGGTAGAAAGTTATCAGATTGGTGGCATTAAGCAAGATGTCAAACAAGATACTTTCGCTGGATTCCAACTATGACCTCACCTTCTTGGAAACTGAAAGCATATGCAGATCCAAACATCTCTGATAGAAATTACTGTATGCTTAAATTAGGTCCGAGAAACTTAGGTGAACTTTTACACTATCTATTTTTGAAATTAAGGTATTCTTTAAGAGAATAAATAGGTTAGTGATGACTTTTATATGTACGATAACCCATGGTGGTATGAGGATAAAGTATTTGATACCGATAGTATTAATGGATACTACGGTTTTGTATACTTGATAACCAATACCACTAATGGCAGGAAGTACATAGGTAGAAAATACTTTTGGTCTTTTAGAAAGAAGAAAGGTCAGAATCGTAGATCCAAACAGGAATCTGATTGGAAAAAGTACTACGGTTCTTGTCCAGAACTGAAAGAAGACATTAAAGTATTAGGTAAAGATAAATTTCAAAGAGAAATTTTAAGTTTACATACTACCCTAGGTAAAGTCAATTACGAAGAGACCCGCCAACTCTTTGTATATTCAGTTCTTACTGAAAGCTTGACAGATGGCACACCTGCATACTATAATGGAAATGTTCTCGGTCGTTACTACCGTAAAGATTATTTTAACTATGATTCTTGAGACACTTACGGCATTTTTAATGCCACCCCCACCAGCAACTATTCCACCAGTGGTTGCTGAACAGCACATAAAAACTTGGACGTGTCCTGAATGTACGCTTGCTGAACAATATGTTCTGAAAGAATTGCAGGCACATACAAAAATTACTGATCGTAATGCTCTTGCTACGATCATGGGTAACATCAAGCAAGAGAGTAAGTTCATCTCCAATATCTGTGAAGGTGGTGCTCTCGTCTCCTATACTAATTGTAAGGTTGGTGGGTATGGTTTAATCCAGTGGACTAGCATTGGACGTTACAGGGGTCTTGGAAACTTCTGTAATAAGTTTGGTTGTGATCCATCATCACTTGCTGGTCAAACCCGCTGGATGATTAATGAACCTATCTTCCAACGTGTTCTTCCTGTGTTTGAAGGACATGATCAAAGCATAACCTACTATATGAAACCTGCATACTACTGGTTAGGATGGGGTATCAAAGGTAACCGTGAAGTATATGCATGGGACTATAAAGACAAATTCGTATTGTCTTGACAAACCCAACTGGATAGTGTATACTATCCATATGACTCAGTAGCTCAGTGGATAGAGCAACTGCCTTCTAAGCAGTCGGTCGTTGGTTCGACCCCAACCTGAGTCGTTAGACAGGGGATGAGCTCGCCTGCGGCGGTGTTAACCACACTGTGATCTTGAGAGTTGGTTACTCTCTTTGCTCCTTTGGATACTGTCAGTATGTTGGGTGTAGTGCCCCATAGCAAGCATACTGATAAGTTCATCGTATAATCCTCTATAGCTCAGTTGGTAGAGCACGGAACTGTTAATTCTGTTGTCCCTGGTTCGAGTCCAGGTGGAGGAGTTCGCTCGAATAACTCAGCGGTAGAGTGCCTCCTTTACACGGAGATTGTCGGGGGTTCGATCCCCTCTTCGAGCATAAATAAATTCAGTGATGCAAAAGAAGGCATGTAACATGTTAACTGCAAGATGTAAAGTATGTAATTTAGAAATTACAAGTAATTTAAAACCACAATGCTGTGGGTGCTCCAATCAGATGACGATATGTAGAGACACTATCACTGCTAAAGATATGTCGATGGTTCTCCTGATTAATTCTGAAAGAAATGTTAAGGATTCCACAGTCCTTAGTGCTAATGACTTAGAATATCAGGAGAACCGAAGGAAACGTAAGGTTCGTAAACTTGACTTTGAGGTAAAATGAATTCTAAACATGACAAGCGTAAGGATGCTCTCGGTCTCTTCTATGAGAGTGTTCTTAAACCTGATCCTCAGTTACGCCAGTGTGCTCACAACCAGGAATGCTACAATGAGTTA